CAAGGCTGCTTGGCTAAGCAGATCGTTCTGGCCCTGCTGCTGCTCGCGCATGGCGTTGTTGTACGCCTCGGATCCCGGCGTAATGCCTTGGTTGGCAAGCTGCTGGGCGGTGGCGGCAGACTGTTGGGCAAGCTGGGGCTGGAGGCGGTTCATAATGGCCTGTTGGCCCGTCATTCCCGCGCTGACCGGCATGGCCGCGACTCCAGACATGTCAGCGCCTGTCCTTAGGCCGCCATACTGACTGGCATCAACGCCTCGAGCTTGCCCATACTGACTGGCATCAACGCCTCCAGCTTGCCCATACGCCCCTCCCTCAACACTGCCAGCCTGACCGTAAGCGCCAGAAGGAACGCTTCCGGCCATGCCGTATGCGCCCATGGCAGGTCCGTAGTTCACCGGCATTTGCCGACCAAGCGAAGTCTGAACGTCATAACCAGACGGATCAAACCTGTTCCGCAGAGCGCCCTGAAGCGTCGGCAGGGCGTACTGTTCGGCAGTCTCAGACAGGCCCCGCCCAATGCGCTGCTGAGCCTCTAGGGCGGCTTGCGAGTTCGGATCGAGCGTCTGGGTAATGGTCGCCGTGTCGGCGTCACCGGGCGTCGTAAACTGGGAAATGTTTGGAGCTTCGCCTTGGTAGGTAGGATTACCATACTCGTCAGTCTGGCCCTGCCTATTTTGAAAGTTCTGCATGGCTTGATCAAAGCCAGCCTGATCCACGTTCTCTTTCCCGAACTTTACGGTTTGATTCCCGTATGGCGTGAAGGTGTTAGGCGTGTTCAATCTTGCCTGAGTCCGCGCAGTGCCAATGTTCTCAGCGCCCTGCGCTCGCGCGGCAGCGGCGTAATCAGGAGCTGGTGGCGCTTTTGGCTTACCCATATTTGTCTCCCAAGTACCTGCAATCAGCCTTTTTGAGCGTATACAAGATGATATCGCCGCCTGGAGCCGCTCCGCTAATGCGGCCCTCTTCCGTAAACCCTAGTCTTGAAACGAAGTTAGTGCTTTTGTCGTTTACGCTACTGACCGGCAAGATGACTTTGTGAACGCCGCAGAACACGTAAGCATACCTGAAAATAGCACCTAGATAAGAACGATTTATAAGCCCTTTGATCGCCATATGGGCCGTTATTGAAGCTCCGTTAAAATTCTCGAACACAACTCCGGCTACAAGCTTTTCGTTTCGTTCAAGCCCCATCGACGTAGATGTCTTGTCGCAAAAAGACCCGTCCATTTGAGCCGCAACCCAATCACCAACATGCGACCCTGTAACTATACGCCAGCCCACCCGGTCTGATATACCAAGTCCGTTGACGCCCACTGGATCTGCAAGCCTGAACTGGCCGTCTTCATCTGAATTGCACCGCAATAGCCGATCCCCGTGATGCCAAGCCATAGATTTTGAATCTGAAGGTCGCTGCCCCACAGCGCGGTGTCCCAAGTGCTTGTTGCCGCGTCCCAAGCGCCATAGGCCGAGCCGCTAAAGGTTACAGGCGCTGTCGAGTCAGCGGTGTCAAAGTCGATGTTGATGCCAACGGTGATTGCTGGAGAGCCGTTAGTGAAGATGCTGGGTCTGGCGCGGGTGAAATACTTTTTGACGCCCCGCGAGCCTAGATAGGTGAACGCTTGTAGCGTCGTCGTTGTGATGTTGCTGGTGTCATCAACGTATCCGTCGTCCCATGCCATTCCGACATAGCCGTCAGAGCCGAAATACGGGGTATCTTCGCTTATTTCCCAGCAATACGCGGCCCAGCCCATAAACTGACACCACGACTTCGTTATGGTGTTCATCGCGTATTGTTCTTGTTGGCCGTCAGCCACCGGAACATTTATCCAGAGCGCGTTGTACTTTGCAACGTAGACGACCTGCCAGCCAACGTCGGAATGAGTTCCTCCGTACTGGGCCGTAGCAGCCGCAATCGCGCCCTGTATTTTGTCTGACAGCGCCACACGAGGATCAAGGCGACTAGACTGAAGCGCCGCCGCCAGCGGCACCAAGCCATCATACGTGAGGATCAGAAGATCGCCGCCCCACTTGAGCATAGCCCTGTTACTGACGGGCGATCCAAGCTTCCATACGCCGATGAGCGTCCATGTGGCTGCACTAGCCGGGTCTGTGCCACGGAAGACGACCGTCTCCCCGATGCTGGTAATGAACGCCAGGTTGTCGTCAACGCCGTAGCCCGCATCGAGCGTCCATGTGTCCAGATCGACAAGCCTGCCGCCAAACCGGCAAAGGGAACTCATGTCCTGAGACTGAGCCGCTCCTCCAATCGAGCTGGTAGGCAGATACCACGCCTTCAGCGTGTTCTTCTGAATGAACCAGATGCGGTTTTTGAACAGCGTAATGTTAGACAGGGTTGAGCCAGTCACGCCCGTAATAGTCGGGTTAGTCCACGTCGTGCCGTCATACAGGAGAGGGCTATCAACTCCGTTGACCGCCATCAGGTAGCTGCCGCCAGCCGTGGTAATGTTGATGTATTCCCAGATGCCGTTGGTCAGCCCCGTAACAACAGCCGCACCAACAGCACCAGCCGCCGTTACATCAAAGATGCTGCCCAAGGATGTAATGGCAAAGATCTCGCTGGTAGCACCTGCATTGTAGACCATGATTGTCTGAATTTTTCCAGACATGCCGGTAGCGTGCTTAACGTAACCGCCGCGCAGCGTGAGGCTGCTGACGGTCGGGAACATATTGATCAGCGTTATGGCGTCTGTAGGCTCCATGTTCGCAAGGCTGTCTCGCGCGTTCCAGCCTCCCAGCGGAGCGGGAAGAGACTGCACTTGAGCAGCATTGCCTTGGACCATGGCACGGGAGTTAGCTGCCATATCCGCTATCCGGAATGTTGTCGAAGCCAATCAGGACAGACCCGGCGCTAGGAGCAAACGACAGGTTAGCCGCCGACGTGTTTTGAGCCACTGAAGTGTCAAATTCAATCAGGTAGTCACGATACAGCGCAGTCGTGTCAAAGCCCTTGGCCTGGAAGTATTTAAGCTTCGTGGACAGCACCATCAGCCGATCTGGATATTGGCAGGTATCCGTATCAACCGTGAAGCTGTTCTTCACCGCACCGGCAGCGTCATTTGCCCAGCCCTTGCTTCTGTACTCAAAGCCAAGAAGCTCAGTGCTGGAGTAACCCGGCCAGATCTGGAAATAATTTCCGTAGAGCCGCCAACGTATGCGCGGCCCCGTGCTGATAAAGCCGCTAAGGAGCCATTCCCATTGCTGGGCGCTTTCCGGCCCCAGCATTTCCCAGTGCTTTGACTTGTCCCACTGAGTGCGCGGGACGATGGCGTCATAGTCAGCGGGCAGGTCGTATTTGACCTTCTGGAAATAGATTGTCCCGGCGGTGACGGCGCTAGCCGAATAGTTCGACACCGTCACCTGAGTTGAGGAATCTACGCTGGTGATAAACGTAGCATTCGGAAACCCGGTCCCCACGACCATGTAAGTCGTATCAAGCCCAGCGGTGGACGGGATGCCGGTAATGGTTAGCGCCGCCGTCGTGTAAGTGCCCGTAGTCGTCACGTACTCAGTAAAGAGCGAGTACGGGCTAGTCAGCTCACGCCAGTCAGCCTTACGCAGCAGCTCGTATCCAGAAGCGTTCATCAACGCCAGAATCTGAATTACGTCTTGGTTCGTGTTGTTAGCTACGAAAACTGGAGTTGGTACACCAAGCTCATTCGTTACTTGTTGCACCAGCTGAAGCATTGTCGTGGTTGACATCTACGATCTCTTTTCGCGGACGACCGGGTTTGCGCTTGGCAAGCGGAGCATAAGAACCTGCTCGAATAAGGTCCGCCATCTGGGCCTTAAGCTTTTCAAGTTCGGTGCGAGCATCAACCAGGTCAGCCGTGTTTTGGGATTGGTTTTTCTTTGCAAGATAGCCTCTGGCGCGTTCGCGAATACCAGCAGCGCCCATGCCAATACGTTGTAGCTGTGAGTCCGTTGCCATAGCAACTTGTTCAACAGTTTGGAACTTCAGGATCTGCAACTCAGCCAGTTGGTGTTCGTTGAAGTCTTCTGGCCTTTCCGCACACCATTGATCAAGTTTCGTGCCGATTACACCATAATCACTGTTTTTCGACTGGTAATGTAGCCATTGCCGCACAAAACGCTCTTTGTAGTGTTCGGCTGCTGGCTGCTCAATGATGTTGGTCTTATCTCCGGGCGTCATGATCCTGACGTAGGGTAGCTGCTTATTGGGCCCTGCATTGTGCGTGTAGAACTCTACGTGCAGCTGGTTGTCAGGATTTGAAATGTCGCTGTCCAAAGACATAAATGGTTCCTTAAGTGGAGGTCAGGGCGCAGGTGACTGCCCATGTGGTTGCTGACGTACCAAGGCAGATTGCAGTCTTGAGCGTGCCAAGGGCAACGCCAGTGGACCCGGCAACCGCCGCGTTCATTGTAACGCCCGTGGTTTCATTGCTGTAAACCTGAAGCGTG